GAAAATGAAAGGGGGAAATCGGTGTTTTATAGCAGAGGCTATGAACCGATCAAAATATGTCTGAACCAATATCTGAGGCAGTAATGACGATAACCGAGGTATCTCCATATCATTTTTCTATTGAGATTGAGGGGTCAGATTTATCTTTAGAAGTTTCAGAAATTATGGTAAAGTTTCTGAATGACTGCTTACAGCAGATTCATGCGGATCAAAAAATCCATTGAAAGGGATTGTATGGAACAAAGAACAGAAGAATGGTTTGTTGCCAGATTAGGCAAAGTTACCGCTAGTCGGGTCGCAGATGTCTTAGCCAAGATTAAGTCTGGCGAATCTGCAAGTCGTAAGAACTACAAGATGGAGTTAGTCGTTCAGCGATTGACTAACAAGGTAGGGGAGTCGTTTACCAATGCTGCAATGGAATGGGGTACAGAGCAAGAGCCATTCGCTAGGATGGCATACGAGGCTCATACAGGCACTTTTGTAAAGGAGGAGGGGTTCGTAGACCATCCCACAATAGAAGGCTTTGGATGCTCTCCTGATGGGGTTGTAGGGGAAGGATTGATTGAGATTAAGTGTCCGAATACAGCTAACCATATTGAGACAGTCTTGGAGAATAAAGCTCCAAGTAAATACATCCCACAGATGCAATGCCAAATGGCTTGTACAGGCGCGAAATGGTGCGACTTTGTATCATTCGATCCTAGAGTGCCAGAGGACTTGCAGTTGTTAGTAGTACGAGTCGAAAGGGATCAGGAGTATATCGACTCAATGGAAGTAGAAGTAAAGCAGTTTTTAAGCGAGGTCTTAGACCTATTTAACCAACTAAAAGCGAGGCAGAAATGACCTATGAGATGAAAGATGGCAGCTTTAGTCTATTTAAGAATGACAAAAAGCTCACAGAGAAACACCCTGATTTTAAGGGATCGATTAAAATTAACGGAGTAGAGCATTGGTTTGATGCCTGGACTAAAGAAGGCAAGAATGGGAAGTTCATATCGGGTCGTATTGGTGATCCGAAACATAAAGGCTTTACTCCCAAGGGCGATGATGAGATGCCCAAGATTAACGATGATGATTTTGCTTTCTAGGGGAAAACCATGAAAAAGATTGCTATAGGATTGGTAACATATATGTTACTAGGTAGTGCGTATGCTTGTCAGACACAGACACTTATTGTCGGTGGTAAGCTACAAGTATGTACAATTTGTGGTTCTGTAGTTAGTTGTATGTAACCCCCGATGAGATCGGCATTAGTAGCGCAATGCTACACCCTTTCAAGGAGTGCCACCCCCCTACCGATCAGGGTGGCTTTATGACCTTCCAAAACGACCTACAGAGGGGTTTGGAGATAGAGGAAAGGGTCTTGGCTATCCTACGCAAGAAATACCCTTGTGCGACCCTTGTAAACGCTTTTAAGGGGTACGATATATGGATACCAGAGATAGATAAGGCTGTCGAGGTAAAGTTTGACCCGATGAGCCAAAGAACAGGCAATATCGTTGTAGAGATAGAGATGTATGGGAAAGACTCAGGATTAATGGCTACCCAAGCTGATTACTGGGTTTTCTACGATGGGCAGATGTTTGTCATCATGCCGGTTAAGCACATATTTAAGTGCATATTCCTAAGTAAACTACAGTATGTAGAGTTTATAGGGGAGGGGGATAGTCAGATCAAAAAGGCTTTCTTAGTAGATAAGAATACCTTGTTTAAGTACGGCAAAATTCTATGAGAGGTACAAAGCTCTTTCGTCTTTCCTTCTGTTTGTAAGTCCTTTTAATTCCTTACCGCCTGCCTTATTCCATTTTAGGAACTCATCGGCAGCAGCTTCGTACTCACCCCTATTGTGTTTCATCCGAAGGGTAGAATTTTGGAGATTACCGAGTCCAACATTGAAGGCGAAAGACACAAGTGCGCCAAAGCGACCAGGAGTAAGCCCACTAGGACATAATCGTTGTACTCCGCTTTCAAACCTCGCCAAATCTTTAGCAAGAATTTCATCTACTTCTCCCATCGTTAAGACTCTATCCCATCCGCTAGGAATGGGTAAAGCCTTTCGTTCTGCTAGTGGTACTCTAGCATGACTAGGATCTATAACATGACCGACACCAACAGTCCAAAGTAACGCAGGGCATTGGTAAGGTTTAAATCGAATTCCCTCGTGATGTTTTATAGTTTCAATAACTTTTTTATCAAGAACCATTTTTACATCTTTCAAAATGCCATCTTTGCATTGATCCTAAACCACCTGATTTATTACATTTTGGACAAATAACAACAGGTCTTGGTACACCAAGATATTTACTTTTTTTTCCTTTTATAGCAATAGATAAATTTTTGCGATGTGTTTCAGAAAATGTTACTTTTCTTCCATACATAGGATTGTTTGCACCAATCTTTGCTTTTGATATATTAGATCTGTATTCAGCAGACCTTTCTTTGCCTTTAGGATTTGGTGGTATTCCACCACCTTTTGTAATATTCCATCCAATATTAGGCTCTGGTCTTAGCATTTCTTCTAGTAACTCAGCAGATTCTTTATCTAAGTTACTAACTACTATTCTTTTAAATACATCTTTACCATACTTGAGCAAAGCATTTTTTAAGTGCTGATTGCTTTTAGTTTTTAAATAACCATGTTGTATAAATCTTGCTTTTGGATTACAAGTTATTCCAATATATCCAGTATTTAAATCTGGATCAATTCCAATATGATAAAGACTGTATATCACTTTTTGAAAGCCTGTGTACCAAACCAAAAGGAAACAACGGATGCCCAAATAATCTGAGTCTCATCATCCCATAAGAGATTGAGAGCTACATCAAATGGCACATCTTTGTGATAGGCAAACCAAAATCCAAATACTTCTACAAAGGCAAACATAAGGAATAAACCATATGTGATTGCCGGTCTAACCATCGCCCTAGCGTTAGTTACCCATTGTGCAGCACCTTTACCAATTTCTATATCGTGTGCGTACAAGGATTGTCTTTCTTGTACTTGGGTTTGCATAGCAACTTGCTCGGTTCTTATTTCTTCTACTCGTGCTTGTGCAGCGTAACCTTTTTCTAACAACTCCATCTCTCTTTCGGTCTGGAGTCTTGCAAGTTCTAATTCGTGTTTCTTGTCGGATTTGTCTTGGAAGAATCCTAATAGACTAGGTAAGCCACCAGTAAGGAATGAAATAAGTGTAGTGAATAAAGTAATCATTTAATGCCCCAAGTTAGATACCAAGCGATGACCGCAGCCAACGCATAACACATCCACATAACTCGCCTAACTTCTGCCAGATCTTTCCTAAACTCATTTTCTATTTCCTTTTCTTGTTTTTCAATCTTTGCTTTAATGGTTTCTACTTCTGACCATCGTTTTTGACCATGATGTTTTACAAAGTCTTTCTTGACCTGTTCTTCTTTTATTCTTATATCTTCTTGTTTTTGCCATTGGATCATGGCTCGTTTGAAATACTGCTCTTTTAAGACTTCTGCTTCTCTTATTTGCCTTCTGCGTTCTAAGGCTTTTTGTTGCGCTACAGAGGCTGCTTCTTTTTGGACATCCTCGATAGATGCACCAATGGCTTTGCCTGCCTCTTTGCCTGTCTTTACGCTTTCGCTAAATGACTTTGCACCCTCTAAAAACCCAAATTGATCGGACATAGTTCATAGGCTTAATTTAATTTCAAAACAAGAGAAAGTAGAATAGCAATAATAAATCCTGCCGAACCTATCAGGATCTGCTCTAAGCGTTTTAGCCTAGCATTGATACCTGTATAGCGTTCAGCACATATAGCCTCGTGAGCAGACAAGGCTGCCTCATTTTTGTCAATTAAATCACTCATCATTAGCTTTCAATCTCTAATTAAATCACTCATCATTAGCTTTCAATCTCTACCCAAGATGTTGTAGCCTCATCCCATGAATAACGCTTATCGTCTGTAGGATAAGGTACTGGAGAACTCCATAAACAGGTTTCTTCACTCATTACCCAACTTGGGAATGGCTGTGGTGGAATAAAGGCATCTCTTTGGCTGTCGTATGTGTAGCCAATACCAGCGTAGTTTTTACGCAATGGTCTGCCTTCTGGATGTTGTCCACCATGAGTATTGTAAGAAGTCTGTACCCATCCATGACCAAAGATTCCAGAATCAATGACATCTTGTTCCGCTACGATAACTTGGACTACTACTCCGTTTTCTACTTTTGCAAAATGCGACATGATTGCTCCTTTTAAGCTGTATAAGTTCCAGATGATGTGTATTTAAGAATTGTATTACTACCTGATGTCGATACATCTGGGCTACCTGTAGTAATTCCTGAGTATCTAGCAGTTGGGATAGATAAGATAACAACGCCTGAACCACCAGCACTTCCTCCTACAACAGGAGAATTACCACCACCGCCACCACCGCCAGCGTAAGGTACTGAAGAACCTGTGATAGAAACAGAAACACCTGCACCGCCATTACCACCAGCAGTAGATGTTCCATTAGCACCTGCTGTATCTGCTCCGCCACCACCAC